GAAGTGGCAGGCTAGCGCCTGCGCGTGTCCTTCGTTCGATCGGCCATAGGCCAATCCTACACCACTACACAGCCATACACCTAGCCTAGTGGACTAAGTGGGCTGTGAGCTGCGTCACATAGCTCATGCACAGCATCGCACAGCTGGCTCACAGGCTGGCGGGTGGCCCAGGTCACAGAGCTGGCACACAGCGACCCCTACCCGTACTCACAGGTTCGCGCACCCTCGCCGGAGGCGCTAGTCGTGTCGGTGGGTGGTTGCTCCGCCCACTCATTCCGTAGTGCACGATGCGGGGCCCGGCGGTGCGGGCCTGTGGTGCTGTGGGGGCTGTGGCGCTGCAGCTCGTGGCGCTGGTTGTTCTGGGGGGTTCCAGCCATCCCGTAGTGCAGTGTGGGGTGACCCGGCGGGCTCGGGCACTCCTCTCCTCGGTGCCTGTCTTCGCGCGCTGGGTCTGCGCTGCTGATAGTGTATGACAGCATGGTGGGTCGGCCGCGGGACGGGATGGCGCGGGACACGGTGCTCAATGTCCGGCTCTCGCCCGCCGAGGTTGTGTCGTTGGATAGGCTGCGGGGCCGGGTGACCCGGTCCGCCTACGTCCGCTCGCTGCTGCACCGCGAGGTCCGGGCGGCCGCCCGGGAGGACCGCTTAGTCGACTAGGCGGGGTGATATCACCGGGGCCGTTTCCGGCCCGGATCGTGATATCAAACCCGGCTCGTGATATCACCCGGAGCCCGGAAGTGATATCACCCGGTGCGCTATCGCTATGATATCGGAATGACCACACCAGCAGAGGGCACGACCCAGCTGTCGCTGCGGCTGCCCGCCACCCTCGTCGACGCAATCGACGCCCGCGCGAAACTCACCGGCCGGTCCCGCAACGCCTGGGTGCAGAAAGCACTCGGCTACGTCATCGCCGAGCTGCCGCCCGACGCCAGCGCGGAGCAGCGGCTGGCGATGCGGCAACGCTGGGCGGACAACGAAATCTGACACCCGCCGAGTCGAGGAAGCGAAGAGGTGTCGCCGCATGAGTAGCAGAGCCGGTCGCCCCAGCCCCGGCTGGGCAGCAGCCGTCGCCGCCCTCGCCGCCGCCTTCGTCGCCGCCCAGGCCGAGGCCGACCGCGAGCCCGAGCCCGAGGACGGCCCACCCGACCCGCTTAGTCCACTAAGCGCAGCCCCTTCACCCGGCCCGGACGGCGGGGCACACTGGACGCCGTGATGCACCAGGACCCGGCCGACCCGACCGGGGTGGCCAGCACCGGCACCGGCCGGGCCCGGCGCGGCGGCGCGGCCCTCGCCGGCGCCCGCCGCCGCAAGGCCGACGCCGCCCTGAAACTGCGCACCGAGGGCGAGAGCTGGGACGCGATCGCGCGCACCCTCGGCTACGCCTCGCCGCGCAACGCCCTGGTCGCCGTCGAACGCCAGCTGGCCGGCACCCTCACCGAACAGGACAAGGCGCACGGCCGGGCGCTGATGACCCGGCGGCTGGACCGGCTGCTCAACGCCGTCTGGTTCAAGGCCGCCGACCCGGCCGACCCGGAGCAGCTGGCCGCGGTCGGCCGGGCCCGCGAGATCATCACCGACATCGTCAAGCTCAACGGCTACGCCGCCCCCGCCGAGCTGGTGGTGCACTCGCCCTCGGAGCTGGAGCTGGCCGCCTGGGTGGCCGCGGTCGCGGCCGGCTCGCTGCCGAAGGTCACCGAGGCCGACATCTTCGACGCCGAGGTCATCGACGATGCCGTGGCGCGGTAAGCGGGTGGAGTTCAACACCAGCCCCGAGCTGCCGATGCTGGTCCGCGACGCCGCCGCCGCCGAGGGCGCCCCGTCGGTCAGCGTCTGGCTGCAGACCCTGGTCGCCACCCGGGTCGCCCAGGTGCTCGGCCTCGACGTCGCCGAGCTGGTCGCCAAACAGCCCGGCTACCGCGGCGGCCGGTCCGGCCGGTTCGCCGGCTACGTCACCAAAGGCGACGACACAGTGACTGAACCGGACCTACACTCGAAGCGTGAAGGTGCGCTATGACAGCCGCTGCGCCTACTGCCGCCGCACCCTGTCGGTCGGCCAGCTGGCGGTCCGCCGCTACCGCGGGCTGTGGCACCCGGCATGCCTGATCCGCTACCGCCGGTCCCGCCCGGTCAGGCCCTAGACGCCTGGCGGAACTGGAAACCCGAGCACCAGGCCCGGGCGCTGGAGCTGCTCAAGGACACCCAGCGCAAGGCGTGGCGGCCGTTCTACTGCACTCTGCCCGGCTGCGACGGCAGCCCGCACGGCGACTGGGCCTGGCACCACGCCCGGCCCGAGCAGCGGCCACCGCGCTGGTGGGCCGACTGGCTCACCTTCTGCGTCAAGGGCGGCCGCGGCGGCGGCAAGACCCGCACCTGTTCCGAGATCACCCACCGGGTCACCGGCCTGACCGGCCGGATCGCGCTGGTCGCCGCCACCGGCTGGGACCTGCGCGAGACCGTCGTCGAGGGCGAGTCCGGGCTGCTGGCCACCGCACCGCCCGGCCAGGCGCCGCAGTGGGAACCGTCCAAGAAGAAACTGACCTGGCCCAACGGCGCCATCGCGCAGGGCTTCTCCGCCGAGGAGCCGGACCGGCTGCGCGGCCCGCAGTTCGGCTTCGCGTGGCTCGACGAGCCGGCCCACTTCGACCTGGTCACCGACGTCTGGGACACCCTGCTGCTGGCGCTGCGGCTCGGCCGGGCGCCGAAGGTGGTGTGCTCCACCACCCCGCTGCCCACCAAGTGGATGAAGGCGCTGGTCGCCGACCCGCTGACCGTCACCAGCAACCCCACCACCTACTCCAACCTGGCCAACCTCGCCGACACCTTCGCCGCCCAGATCCTGACCCGCTACGAGGGCACCCGCAAAGGCCGGCAGGAACTGTACGGCGAGATCCTGCCCGACATCGCCGGCGCGCTGTGGCGCTACGACATGCTGGCCTGGGTGCCCGAGCCCCCGCCGCTGGACCGGATCGTGATCGGCGTCGACCCGGCCGGCACCAAGAACAAGCGCTCGGACGAGACCGGCATCGTCGCGGTCGGCGCCGCCGGGCGCAACCTGTACATCCTCGCCGACGTCTCCGGCAAATACTCCCCGGCCGAGTGGGCCGGGGCTGCCCACCGGCTGGCGGCTTCGCTGCTGGCCGACGCGATCGTCGCGGAGAAGAACTACGGCGGCGACATGGTCCGGCACACCCTGGCCAACTCCGGCCACGACGGCGTCCGGGTCAAGGACGTCACCTCCCGGCGCGGCAAGGAGATCCGGGCCGAGCCGATCGTCGCGCTGTTCGAGCAGGGCCGGGTGTTCCTGGTCGGCAAGCCCGGCGCGATGGAGGCCCTGGAGGACGAGATGTGCACCTGGGTGCCCGGCAAGGGCGCCAGCCCCAACCGGGTCGACGCGCTGGTGCACGCCGCCACCGAGCTGAACCGCTACGGCGCGCCGGCCTCGATCGCCTCCGCCGCCACCGTGCTCGCGCACCTGTCCTCACCCACCAACCGGCACCTGCACGCCGTGGGGTAGCGCCGGCTTAGTCCACTAAGCGGGGAGGGATCCTGACCGGCAGCTACGGCTGGGCGCTGCACTGGATCGCGGTCGCGGTCACCTCGATCCTGTCCACCGCACGGCTCACCCGGCTCATCGTCTTCGACGGCTACCCGCCGGTCGCCTGGGCACGCAACCGGTGGCGGGTGGTGACAAAGGACGGCGAGTGGTCGAAGCTTGTGGATTGCGGGTACTGCGCGGCGCCTTACCTCGCCGCCGGGGTGCTGGCCTGGGGCCACTGGACCAGCTGGAACTTCTGGTGGTGGGCGGTCAACGGCTGGCTCGCGGTGTCCTACCTGGCGGCGATCGTAGTGGCCCGAGACGGAGACGACTGAGGTGCCTCGGCGGAAAACAGATCCGCGCGACGTGGTGATCCCGACCACCGCGCTGGTCGCCTCCGCCGTCCAGTTCCCCGGCCAGATGCCGCGGCTGTACGCCCGGCCGCAGACCGGCTGGCAGCGCGAAGCCTGGCGGCACTACGACATCTGCCCCGAGTTCCGCTTCGCCGCCAACTGGGTCGGCAACGCGATGAGCCGGGTGGTGCTGCAACCGGCCACCATCGACCCGACCAGCCACAAGGTCACCGTCAACCCCACCGGCCAGGCCGCCCACCTGCTCGACATCCTGTTCGCCGGCCGGGACGGCCAGGCCCAGATGCTGGAGGCGCTCGGCATCCACCTGACCGTCGCCGGCGAGTGCTACATCGTCGGGCGCCGCAACCAGCGCGAGAACATCGACGACCTCGGCGAGGTTGCCCCGATGATCTGGGAGATCGTGTCCACCGAGGAGATGCGGGTGGTCGGCACCACCTGGACCATCGTGTACGGCCACGGCGTCGCCCAGATCACCCTGCAACCCACCGACATCGTGATCCGGGTCTGGCGCCCGCACCCGCGCAGCCGGCTGGAAGCCGACGCACCGAGCAAGGCGCTGCTGCCGATCCTCACCGAGATCGAGTGGCTGACCCGGCACATCTTCGCCCAGATCACCAGCCGGGTCGCCGGTGCCGGCATCCTGCCGATCCCCGACACCCTGGAGTTCCCGCCGCCGCCGCCGCCGGCCGACGGCGAGGGCCCGCTGCCGGACCCGGCCAACCGGGCCGAGTCGTTCATGCGGGTGCTCGGCGAAGGGATGATGGAGCCGATCCGCAACCCGGAGTCGCCCACCGCGGTGGTGCCGCTGGTGGTGTCCGGCCCGGTCGACGCGATCAAGGAGTTCCAGAAACCGATCACCTTCTGGTCCGAGCTGGACCAGAACTCCACCAACCTGCGCGACGAGGCGATCCGCCGGCTCGCCCTCGGGATGGACATGCCGCCGGAGATCGTGCTCGGCATCGGCGCCTCCTCCGGCACCGGCGGCGCGATGAACCACTGGTCGGCCTGGATGGTGGACGAGTCCGCGATCAAGCTGCACATCGAGCCGCTGTGCGAGCTGGTGTGCAACGCCCTCATCGTCGGCTACGTCCGGCCGGTCACCGGCGACCCCACCGACACCCTGATCTATGACACGTCCTCGCTGCGGATGCGCCCGGACCTGTCCAAGCAGGCGCTGGAACTCTACGACCGGGGCCTGATCTCCGACGTCGCCACGGTGCGCGAGTCCGGCTTCGAGCTGGCCGACATGCCGCTTCACGACCAGCTGGCCCAGTGGCTGCTGATGAAGGTCGCGATCCAGTCCTCCACCCCGGACATGGTGCTCGACGCGCTGCGCGACCTGGGGGTGAAGCTCAACCCGGCCGACGCCAGCGCCGGCACGCCGCGCGAGCAGCGGCCCACCCCGTCGCTGCGCGGGCACCCGCTGCCCCGCTCCGCACCGGAGCAGGCACCCAGCCGGCAGCTGCCCGCCGCGCTGGAACGGGTGTCCGAGGCGCTGGTGATGCGGGCCCTGGAACGGGCCGGGAACCGCTTGCGCAACCGGCAGCCGACCAAGGTGGACGGGGTCAGCGCGCGGGACTACTACCTCTACGTGCGGCCCAACGGGTCCACCGCCTGGTGCCTGGAGGACGCCTGGACCACGGTGCCCGAACTGTGCGACGGGCTGGCCGAGCCGGCCCGGCTGACCGCGGTGCTCGACTCCTACTGCACGATGCTGCTGTCCTCCCAGACCCGCCACGACCGGGCGATGCTGCACCAGTACCTGCAGGTGATGGAGCACACCGGATGAGGATCTCAGAACGGCTCGCCTTCGCCGCCGACCGCAAGCCGGTGCTGGACCGGGCCGAGTCACAGGTCGCCGACGCGGTCAAGCGCGGCCTGGACCGCTGGCCGGCGCGCGGCTGGACACTGCCCATCATCGACGCCGCCACCACCCTGTACCGCGACACCTTCCGCGACGAGCACGGCGGCCCGGACCACCCGAACCTGGACGAGCAGATCAGCGGCTACCGCACCGCGCTGATCCGCAACCTGGCCAAGGTCGACAGCGAACCCACCGACACCACCCAGGCCGCGGTCACCCGGATGGTGGCCACCTCCGCCGTCAACGCCGCCACCACCTTCGCCGCCACCGTGGAGGAGAAGGACATGGTGCTGGAGTGGGTCACCATGCACGACGACAAGGTGCGCGAGACCCACGCCGAGGTGGACGGCCAGCGGGTGCCGGCCGGGCAGGAGTTCACCGTCGGCGGGCAGCAGATGCCCTACCCGGGTTTCCCGGTGGGCGACCCGGCGCTGTGGATCAACTGCCGCTGCCTGGCCCGGCCCGACCTGGTCGGCAACGCCGCGCTGCTGGCCGCCGCCGACGGTGGCAAACCCTGCGTCGTGGTGGCGCTGCCGACAGCCGACGACCCGGTGAACCAGGTGTCCTCCGAACCGGCCGCGCACGCCACCCTGCTCTACCTCGGCATCGACCCGGCGCCGGACCAGCTGTCCGCCGCGCAGGACGAACTGGGCACCGCCGCGCAGCGGCTGGCCCCGTTCGCCGACCCGGTGAACGGGCGCGGCACCCTGGGTGCGGATCAGGCCGACGTCGTCATGCTGGACGCCCAGCACCTGGCCGAGGTCCGGGCCGCCCTGTTGGCCCAGCCGGCGCTCGCTGGGCTGCACCAGGCCGCCGAGCAGTTCCCCACCTGGATCCCGCACGTCACCCTCGGCTACCCGCAGGCACCGGCCACCGGCGACCCGCCGGGGCAGATCGGCTTCGACCGGCTGGCGCTGTGGAACGGTGCCGAGCAGACCGAGTACCCGCTGGAGGCGACCATGCCCACCGCAGCAGCAGCCGAGACCGAGCAGCAGCAGCCGCCGATCACCGTCCCTGACCCGATCCCGTGGCACGGCGTGCTGGCACCGGAGGGCGTCGCCTCCGGCGACAAGCGCCGGTTCGCCGCCGGCGCGCTGCGCAACCGCGACCTGCCGCTGCCGCTGACCTGGCAGCCGGCCACCGCCGACCGGCACGGCGGCGCGATCACCGTCGCCCAGATCGAGAACATCGCCCGCGACGGCGACCTCATCAAGGCCGACGGGCACTTCCTGCAGTCGGTGCCCGAGGCCGACCAGGTGATCGGGATGTGCGCCGAGATGGGCAAGATGGGAGTGTCGGTCGACCTGGACGACGCCACCTTCGACCTGGACGAGGAGACCGGCCAGGTCACCTTCTCCGACGCCCGGATCTCCTCCGCCTCGATCGTGGCGATCCCGGCGTTCACCGAGGCGTTCATCGCGCTCGGCTCCTGGGCGGACTCGGCCGCGATGGTCGCCGCCGGCTGCCCGTGCGACGGGCCGGAGTTCGCGACCATCGACGAGAAGCCGTGGTCGAACTACTCCGAGTCCGACTACAGCCCGCAGCAGTGGCACGATGCCTGCCTGATCCACCTGCACTCCGGTGACCCCACCAACAAGGCGGACTGCAAGCTGCCGGTCCGCACCCCGGCCGGCACGATCAACCGGGCCGGGGTGCACGCCGCCGCATCCGCGCTGGCCGGTGGCCGCGGCGGGGTGGACGCGCCCGCGTCGGAGAAGTCCTCGGCGAAGGCGGCGCTGCGCGGACTGTACAAGCAGCTGGGCGAGACGCCGCCGGACTCGATCGCGATGTCCGCCGAGGAGGCCGAGGCCGAGGCGTTCGACCGGGGACCGGGCTGGGTCACCGACCCGAAGGCGACCAAGCGCATCCACGACTACTGGATGCCCGGCCACCCGGGCGGGGACAAGATCGGCTGGGGCAGGGGCGGCGACTTCAACCGCTGCCGCGAGCAGGTCGGCGAGGAGATCGGCGAGTCCTCACCCGCGAAGCTGCGCTTCATCAACCAAATCTGCGCCCAGTGGCACCACGACGCGCTCGGCTTCTGGCCGTCCACCCACCGCAAGATGATCCGCGAGGGGGTGTCCTCCTCGGCGGTCAGCCTGACCGCGTCCGCCGCCTGGACCTACCCGGCGGAGTTCTTCGGCAACCCGCAGCTGGACGTCTACACCCCGATGACGATCACCGACGACGACCGGATCTTCGGCCACCTGTGCAAGTGGGACTCCTGCCATGTGGCGTTCCCGAAGATGTGCGTCAGCCCGCCGCACTCGGCCTCCGGCTACGCCTACTTCCTGCTCGGGCTGGCGCCCACCGACGCCGGCGGCTACCTGCCGTCGGGGGTGGTCTCGCTCGGCGGCGGGCACGCCAACGGCGACCTCGGTTTCCGGGCGGCGCTGGCCCACTACGACAACGTTGCCACCGCGGTCGCCGACATCACCGTCGGCGAGGACGACATCGGGATCTGGTACTCCGGCGGGATGCGCCCCACCACCACCGCCGAACAGCGGCAGGAGCTGCTGGCCTCCAAGCTGTCCGGCGACTGGCGCGAGATCGGCGGCGACTGGGAGCTGATGGCCGCCGCCGCGGTGAACGTGCCCGGCTTCCCGAACCCGCGGATCGGTGTCGTCAACGGCCGCCAGGTGTCCCTGGTCGCGGCCGGCATCCCGGCCGAGCCGCCGACCGTGGACATGCTGGTGAGCCTGGCGATCCAGGCGCTGGACCGGCGGGCCCGGATGCGCGAACTGGCCGCCGCCACCCACACCACCGCGGCGGACCGGATGGCCGCACTGGCTGGAAGACTGGCTTAGTCCACTAAGCGGAACGGAGTAAAGGGGGCGATTGTCATCGGCTGTGGCTGTGGGGGTACCAAGACCGGGACGCTGACCTACGTGTACACCAACGCGGCGGGCCGGACCACGGTGTACCGGACCGAGATCGAGGCGAAGGCCGCGGTGCTGCGCGGCGGCGGCTCCTACACCACCGCGGCGAGTGCGCGATGACCGACGAGCAGCGCCCGGAACAGCGCGACCCGGGCGACGTGCACCGGCTGAAGCCGCCGGACTGGTTCCTCAGCCTGGACGGGCCGGAGCCGGGCCGCCGGTTGCGTGAGGACGAGCAGCCGGACACCGATTCGGAGAACGGGACGGACGACTGACGTGACCGAATATGCGCCAGTGGCGATCCAGGGGCTGTTCAACTCCATCCACGCCGCCATCCCACAGGCGCTGATGGGCGGCATCCTCGGCGACGCCGCCCACACCTACGGCTACCACCGGGGCCGCAACTACGTGCCGTCCTCGGACTACTCGGTGCAGCTGGCCGAGGACCGGGCGGGTGACGGCGAGGCGGCCAGCGCGCTGGACCTGTCCTGGTCGGATGCGTCCTGGCAGTACACCGTCAGCCAGCGGCTGCTCGCCGCCAAGAACGACTCGCGGATGTCGGCCTGCCGGGAGTTCTACGGCTCCACCGACGGGCGCACCGTCTGCGGCTGGGACTACTACGGCGGCTACGCCGTCACCTCGGACGACAGCCACCTGTGGCACATCCATCTGTCGATCCTGCGCAAGCACGCCACCGACGCGGCCGCTCTCGACGGCATCGCCCAGGTCATCACCGGCGGCGGCAGCCCGCCGCCCAGCGGAGGGGATTGGTTCGACATGGCAACGACGGAAGACCTGAAGACGGCGGTGCGTTCGGTGCTCAACGAGGGCACCGCGTCCGGCCAGAAGAACTGGGCCGGGACCAACCAGGCGATCCTGGGGACCGCGCAGAGCATCGTCAACCAGAACAACGCGCTGAAGGGCCAGGTCAGCGCCATGCAGAACATGCTGATGTTCGGCGACGGTAAGGACGTCGCACCGGGCAGTGACACCCACCCGTGGAACCTGAAGGTGGTCCGGCAATACTGCCTGGACATCCTGGCCGCGATCGACGCGCTGGAGGTCCCCGGCGGCGGCTCCGGGGACGGCTCGCACTCCCACAACAACTGACCATGAACACCGCTCCAGCGGTCCGGGTCGGCAAGGCGGCCGCGACGACCATCACGGCGCTGCCGATGACGGTCAACCTGGACCTCTACGCCGGCGACGACTTCTACCTGGACCTGACCGTCACCAACCCGGACGGCACCGCCGCCGACCTGTCCACCGCGGTGGCCACCGCGCAGGTCCGGGCCAAGGCCACCGACCCCGACCCGCCGCTGGCCGCCTTCGTCGCCACCATTACCGGCAACGTGATCCGCCTGCACCTGGCCTCGACGGCCTCCCAGCAGCTGACCGGCCCCGCGGTGTGGGACTGCCAGGTCGCCACCCCCGACATCACCACACTGGCCGCGGGCACGGTGACGATGTCCGGGGATGTCACCCGGCCATGACCGAGCCGTCGTTCGACCCGCCGCTGCAGGCGAGCGTCTCGCTGCCGGCCAGGCCCAGCGTCGGCGCGGTCACCGCGTCGATCAAACAGGTGCAGGTCACCCCGCTGACCCCGCAAGCCACGGTGACGTTCGGCGGTCCACCAGGTCCGACCGGACCGCCGGGGCCAACCGGACCAGCTGGGCCCGCCGGTCCGACGGGTCCTGCCGGGCCGCCCGGCACCGGGGTCGGTTTCCCCGACGCCGTCGACTGGACCGGCACCGCCAACACCGCCGACGACGCGACCAGCTCCGGGCTGTACTACCTCACCGCGACCCAGGCCGGGATCGACTACGCCGCTGCCGAGACCGGCTCGACGGTGGATGACGACTCCGGCATCCTGCAGGTCTACGTGATCCACCGGCCGTCGGCGTCCGAGTGGGACGTCAGTCAGACCTGGCTGCCGGCGTCCGGTGATTCCTGGGCCGAGGTCTGGCAGCGCTCCGGCTACTCCAGCGACAACGTCTACTGGAACTTCTCGATCTGGCGACCGGCGTACTACGTCCCGCTGAGCTACATCGCCGACTTCGATGTGCTCGACCTCGCCGGGACCTTCTACGCCTCCGGCAACGTCACCAACGGACCCGGCCCATCCCATTCAGGCACCCTGGTGGTGTCGATCGCCCAGCAGGACGTGACCGGCAACGCCCAGCTGCAGTCCCAGCTGTGGACCGACCTGACGACCGGTGACGTCTGGAGCCGGGCGACCTACGCCGCACCGGGCGGCTGGACGCCCTGGACCCAGCTCAACGGCGGTGGCAGCGGTGGTGTCGCCGAGGGCGTCATCGACTTCAACTGGACCGGCAGCAGCTACCAGCCGTCGTCGCTGCTGGGCGACACCAGCGGCAGGAACAAGCGCTTCGTCGGGCCGACCAACCCGCATTCGGTCACCGGTGTGGCACTGGCGCCCTACGACGAGTGGCGGCAGTTCGTCTCCGCCGGACCGGCGGTGTACTCGGGCTGGGACTCCGGTCCGCCGAGCATCACCTTCGAGGGTGCCGGTGACACCGCCGACTACGTGCTCGGCACGGTGTTCACGACCTCGCGTTCCGGTCAGTCGTTGCGCGGCGGCCGGTTCTGGGTGGACCGGGCCGCGCCGACCGCCAAGCTCACCTCGGTCGGGCTGATGTTCTCGCTCTGGGACGTCCAGGCCAACGGCTACGCGCACAACCTGCTGGCCCAGACGCCGGTGGCCTACTTCCCCAACCTGGGCAACACCCCCAACACCCCGGGTTGGGCGGAGATCAACCTGCTCGCCGACTACGCGCTGACACCGGGCATGTTCTACGTCATCGCGGTGCACCAGCCGGGCGGCCTGTACTCGGCGACGGCGATGCTGTTCGCCAACGCCGACCTGGCAGCGCCCTCCGGTGCTGCCGGGCTGGTCTTCCCGCAGAGCCAGGGCACCCCCGGGGCCGCGCACTGGAACGGCCAGTTCTACAACGGCTCCTACGCGGTGAACCCGCCGAACTCGGACTTCAACGCCACCTGGTACGGGGTGGACGCCAAGCTGTATGACACCACCCTGGTCGGCGCGAACACCGACCTGATCTGGGACGGCACCGGCTGGAACACCCAGCAGGCGTACCCGATCGGCGGCGGTCTGCTCTACGTCGCCGACGGCGAGCTGCGGTTCCGCGGCGGCAGCGGCACCGAGACCGTCATCGCACCGGCCTGACCGCTTCCCGCCTGCCGCGGATCGGCGTAGCCTCCGCCACAGGAATCGTCCACTGGTCTAGGCACCGGTGACAGGACTGTGCTACGCGCGTCCGCACCGGAACGAGGAGACCATCGTGGACATCGAGATCCCCGAATCCTTCGCCGACCTCAGTGACGAGCAGCTGGCCGAACTGCACCAGCAGGTGCGCCAGGCGCTGTCCGAGCTGGTCAACGCGGAGAACCCCACCATCCCCCAGGTCGAGGAAGCCGAAGCACTCGCGGTGCAGCTCGACCGGGTCGAGAACGAAGTCACCAGCCGCGGCGCCGCAGCCGCCGCCCTGAACAGCCGGGTGGGCAGACTGCGCGACCGGTTCAGCAACACCCCGGTCCGCGGGTCCAACCCGAACGACGACACCAACAACGACGAGGAGCAGGAAGGCGAGCCGTCCAACGACGTCGAAGAGGCCAAGCCCGGCTCGGCCAAGAGCGTCGCCGCGTCGACCGAGCCGCAGCCCGACCCGCCGCCCGAGCCGCCGCCGGCACCCGAGCAGCGCCGCAAGTTCTCCGTCGACATCCATGTACCCCGGCCCGAGGTGCCGACAAACCAGCCGCGGGTGGCGATCACCGCGGCCGCCGACGTGCCCGAGTTCGCCACCGGCTCCGACATCCCCGACCTGCGCGGGGTCACCAAGGCGCTCATCAACCGGATGAAGAACTTCCGGCCGCCCAACGGCGACGGGATGTCGGAGGATCTGCGCCACTACGGCGTGGCCAGCTTCCGGGTGGACTACCCCGAAGACCTCACCATCGACGTGGCCGACACCGACCGGGCGCTGGAGATCCTGCGGCACGCCGGCGATGAGAGCCGGCTGCCCGGCAAGTCGCTGACCGCCTCCGGCGGCTGGTGCGCGCCGAGCGAGGTCATGTACGGCTTCTGCTCCGGCGAGACGCTGGAGGGCATCCTGTCCATTCCCGAGGTGAACGTCACCCGCGGTGGTATCAAGTTCACCTCCGGGCCGGACTTCTCCTCGATCTACTCCAACGTCGGCTTCTGCCAGACCGAGGCGCAGGCGATCTCCGGCACCGCCAAGACCTGCTACGAGGTGCCCTGCCCGAACTTCACCGACATCCGCCTCGACGCCTGCGGGCTGTGCATCAAGGCGCCGATCCTCACCAACGCCGCCTACCCGGAGCTGGTGCAACGCTGGGTCACCGGCGGCATGATCGCCCACCAGCACAAGATGAACGCCAAGGTGCTCAACGCGATGGTGACGGCGGCCGGTGCCGCGCTCGCGCCGACCGACCTGACCTCCACCGCGCAGAACACCCTCGGCTACCTGGAGCTGATCGCCGACGGCGTCCGCGACAACTACCGCTTCGGCATCACCTCCACGATGGAGGTGGTCGTGCCGTTCTGGGTCAAGGGCGCGATCCGCTCCGACCTGGCGATCCGGATGGGTCGCGACACTGCGGCCGTCACCGACGCCGACATCGCGGCCGAGTTCGCCAACCGGCACCTGAACGTGTCCTTCGTCTACGACTGGCAGGACCTGACGCTGGGTGCGCTGCACTACCCGACCACGTTCACCGCGCTGGTCTACCCGGCCGGCACGTTCGTCAAGGGCACCGCCGACGTCATCAACCTCAACGCGGTCTACGACGCGGCGTCGCTGGTGACCAACATCTACACGGCGCTGTTCTACGAGCAGGGCATCCTGATCGCGCAGATGTGCTACAAGGCGTTCGCGGTCACCGTCCCGGTCTGCTCCTCCGGCCACACCGGCACGGCGAACGTCGCCGCCTGCATGACCTCCTGATGAGATTCCGGCCCGGTTGCTTAGTCCACTAAGCGGCCGGGCCAGCCGGTCCGTCAGAGAGGAAGGTGACCGGTGACGACGATCCTGCAGATCCGCTACCCCGCCGCACCGACGGCGGTCCGACCGTCGGGCACCCTGCTCGACGCCGCGTCGGTCACCGACCGCGGCCCGCACGACTTCATGCCGCCGGACGCGACCGGCGTGTTCCAGACCTTCAACTGCCTGTCGCTGGGCACCAACGCGCAGATGCCCTGCCCGCCGGTGCAGCTGGCAGCCCCGGTGGTGTCCGGGGCTGCGGCCTCGGCTGGCGGCTCGCTGGCGGTCGGCGCGTTCCGCTACGTGGTCACCGCGGTCAACGGCCGCGGCGAGACGGTCGCCTCCAACGAGGTGACCGGCACCACCGCCACCACCAACCTGACCCTGACCCCGACCTGGGCCGCGATCTCCGGCGCGACCAGCTACAACGTCTACCGCACCGCGATCGGCGGCGCGGCCGGTTCGGAGACATTCCTGGCCACCACCGCGGGCACCAACTACGTCGACAACGGCGGGGTCGCACCCGGCACCAAGAAGCCGCCGACCGCCAACTCGGCGACCGTGTCGGTGCAGAAGACCTTCTCGGCGCCGGTGTACCAGAACGGCATCCTGTTCGGGGTGTACGGCGGGGTCACCTGCAAGGCGCCCGGCTTCTCCTTCGAGCAGGCTCGCCCGGACATCACCGCGGCCTATGAGGCGAAGGAGACCGTCGGCGTCGAGGCGGCGCTGATGGCGCAGAGCTTCGCCACCTCCAGCTGCCCCGACCTGACGCCGACCGGTGGCGCGGTGGAGCCCGAGGTGGGGCTCGGCATCCTGGAGGGCGATGCCGCGGTGCACTACGCGGGCATCCCCACCATCCACTCGCCGCGCAGCATCACCACCCTGCTGTTCGCCCGCTTCGCCATGCAGGCGATAGCCGGCAAGTTCTACTCCTGGCAGGGCGCGAAGGTTGCCTCCGGCGGTGGCTACATCGCCGCCAACAAGGGGCCGACCGGCAGCGCGCCGGCGGCTGGCGAGATGTGGATGTACGCCACCGGCGAGGTGGTCGTGGAGCGCGGCCCGCTGCAGCAGGTCGAGTCGATCGACCGGTCCACCAACGACCAGTACGTGCTCCTCGAACGGTTCTACCAGGCAGCATTCGACTGCTACATCAGCGCGGTGAGAGTGAAGGTGACCTGATGGCCGACGACGTCGAAGTCGAGGGCAAGACCTCGGAGATCGCGACGATCCTGCTGGAGGCGGCGGAGAAGCTGGGGCTGGACCCCGGCGTGGTCCGCACCTCCGACGACGGGTTCGTGGTGCCCAAGGACGTGTACAAGAAGGCGGACTGGCCCAAGGGCCAGAAGCCGCCGGTACGCGGCGACGCGGCAGAGGACAAGCCCCAGGACAAGCAGCAGGACAAGCCGGAGGGCTGAGCCATGACCGCACCCGTCGCCCAGTGCTTCTCCCTGATCCGGGGCAAGGTCATGCGGATCACCCGACTCGACGCCTGCGGCCTGCCGGCGCCGGGCGCGGAGTCGCAGGTCACCACCAAGGGGTTCATCTCGGTGGCATTGACCGCGCAGACCGACACCGGCACCGCCATCGACGTGACCAACGCCAACGGCGACCGGTGCGTGCACGACGTACCGGCGGTGAAGTTCCTCGGCTACAACGTGGTCATCACGCTGTGCGAGGTGGACCCGACGATGGTGAACCTGACCACCAACCAGAAGGTGGTCGCCGACAACAACGGCAACCCGGTCGGCTTCCGGATGAACTCCCAGGTCGCGCAGGACGGCTACGGCTACGCCATCGAGATGTGGTCCGACGTGCCCGGCGCGGTGTGCTCCACCGGCGGCGGCGGCAAGCAGTACGGCTACACCCTGCTGCCGTTCGTGCAGGGCGGCTACTTCGGCGACTTCACGATCGAGAACGCGGCGCTGTCCACCACCATCACCGGCGCCACCACCAAGGACGGCAACGGCTGGGGGGCGGGGCCATACGACGTGGTCACCGGCACCTCCGGCGCCGGGCCGCTGCTGGACCCGCTGGACCCGGACGACCACCTGAACCTGCAGCTGACCGACGTGCCGCCGCCGACCCCGACCTGTGGTGCTGGTCCGCTCGGGACCGCCGCGACCGGTGCGACCGCGGGCACTCCCGGCACCTACACGCCGGCGAACAGCTACGGCCCGCAGACCCTGGCCGACGCGACCAGCCTCACCGCCAGCCCGACCACCGCGTGGACCACCGGGGAGTACGTGGTGCTCGGCGACGGTTCCGACGCGCACTGGACCGGTACCGCCTGGGCTGCCGGGATGGCACCGTAAGACAGGGAGAGTCCGGGTCGAGGGAGGCGACGCACGATGACCACACCCGCGTTGCCCGACCTGTGCTGGCCGGTTGACACCAGCTGCTACCCGAACTACGCCGACCTCGACCCCACAGTGCAGGCACGGGCGGAGGCGCTGGCAGTAACGACGCTGCGCCGCTTGTCGGGTTACCGGGTGGGGGGCTGCCCGGTAACGGTCCGCCCGTGCCGAAAAGGCTGCGCCGACGGCTGCCTGCCCTACCCGGGCTGGTACGCCTGGTACGCCTGGTACGGCGCCAGCTTCTGGCCCTCGATCGACACGATGGGCAACTGGATCAACTGCGGCTGCGGCTGCGGCTACGCCGACTGCAGCTGCGACACCGTGATCGAGGTGGAGCTGCCGCCGCCGGTCGGCCGGGTCGACGAGGTCAGCCTGGACGGCGTGGTGCTCGACGCCGACTCCTACCGGGTGGACAACGGCAACAAGCTGGTCTACCTCGGCACCGGCGACGGCTGGCCGCGCTGCCAGGACATGACCGCCGCGGTCACCGCGGACAACACCTTCGCGGTCACCTACCTCAACGGCTACCCGCCGGACGGCCTCGCCGCCGCGGCCGCCGGGACACTGGCCGCCGAGTACGCCGCCGCCTGCGTCGGCGACGTCTGTCGGTTGCCGGTCGGGGTGACCGCGATAGTTCGGCAGGGCGTCAGCTACACCGTCGCGCCCGGCGCGTTCCCGGGCGGCGTCACTGGCATCGCCGACGTCGACGCCTGGATCATGCTGTGGAACCCGAACGGGCTGAAGCGGGCGCCGCAGGTGTGGTGGCCGGGCCGGCAGCTGCCGCGGGTGCAGACCCTGTGACGACGACGACGCCGCTGGGCAGCACCCTGGTGTTCGACCGGCTGGTGGACCTGGCGGCGTGCCTGTGCCAGCAGGTGGACGACCTGGGGCTGCCGTCGCTGTGCCGGTGCGGGGTGGTGCCGGGCGACGCGGTGGTGCTGGACCTGGAGCTGTGCACCGGCAACGGTGGTAAGTGCGGGCAGGGCTGGGTGCGGCTGAACCGCGCCTACGACGCCAGCGCGCTCGGGGTTCCCAACATCGTGCCGCGGGCGTGCGGGCCGATGTTCGCGATGGAGGTCGAGGTGGGCATCGCCCGGTGCGGGCCGGTGCCGGACTCGCGCGGCCGGGCGCCGTCGGTGGATGACATGCTGGCCGCGGCGCAGCTGCAGATGCTGGACATGCAGGCGATCCGGCTGGCGTCGGTGTGCTGCTTCGACGACCTCGCGCTGCTCGGCGACTACCTGCCGGTCAACGGCGCGGGTGCCGTCGTCGGCGGCTCGGCGCTGTGCACCGGGTGGGTGCTGTGACGATCCGGGTGCAGGTGTACGACTCGCGGATCCAGGAGCTGTTCGAGCCGGGCGGCAGCGTGCACCGCTGGACCCGCGACCTGGCGATCCGGGTGATGGACCGCTCGATGCGGGAATGCCCGAGGCGGACCTCGTTCCTGGCTTTCTCGCACGACTTCTCGGTCGGCACCAACCACTTCGGCACCGCCGGCTACGTGAAGAACCACGCCGCCTACGCGGCCTATGTGCACGAAGGCACCCCCGAGGAAATCTGGCCGCACGGGAAGTACCTCGTGGTGCGCCCGCACCCGCACTCGCACTACCTGCGGTACACCAGCCGGCGCTCGGTCGCCGGTCAGCACGGCAACCCGTGGATGGAGCGCGCCCTGGTGCGGGAGATGGATTCGCTGCACTAGCTGCGGTAGCGTCCTTTCTGACCCAGACCTGGGAAAGAAACGGAGCGGGTAATGAAGGAGTTCGCCACCGCGGCCCGAGCCGCCACGGATGAAGAGTCCGAGAGGTTCATCGAGTTCTCCCTCGACGGCGAGGTGTACCGGTCGCTGGAACCCACCCCCGGCCAGACGGTGATGATTATGTCGGCGTTCGCCGAGTACACCACCATCACCGAACGGGTCGCCGGCACCATCGACTACTTCTTCGGGATGCTGGACCCCGAGTCCGCCGCCGTGCTGCAACGGCGGCTGCTGGCCCGCGACGACCCGTTCGAGCTGGCCCAGGTCACCGAGATCCTCAGCTACCTGATGGAGGAATGGACCGGCCGCCCTTTCACACCGCCATCCGACTCCTCGCCCTCGCACGCGAACGGTGGGCGGAAATCGACGGCGAGTGCGCGGCGGTCGGAGTCGATCCGTTCGGTCTCCGGGTCGATCGGTTCTGCAACCTGATCTACGCCTGGATGGTGAAACGAGTGGAGGACCGGGAGCGTTTCGACGCGCTGCTCGTCGACGAGGAGGGCAACCCTGAGCACTTCACCGAGGAGCAGGAGGGCGAGTCGTTCATGGCCGCGTTCAGCTCCGCGCCGCCCGGCGCCCGAGTCGGCGCTTAGTCCACTAGGCAGGTGAGGACATGACCCTTCCGCGCGGCCCCCGGGTGGGCGAGGCGTACGTCGAGATCCGCACCAACTTCGCCAGCAGCAAGAAGGACATCGAGGCGCAGCTCGCGGCCGAGGCCGAGGCGATGGAGAAGGCGGGCCAGCAGGGCGCCACCCGGTACAACAAGGGCTTCAAGGATGAGCTGGAGAAGAACGCCGGGCTCGGCGAGGCCATCGTCAACGCCGTCGAACGGGACAAGGGCAAGATCAGCGCGGCCGGTTCGCTGCTCGGCGACGACCTCGGCAGTGCGCTGCGGGACCGGCTGAACAAGCAGATGACCGGTGAGTCACCGGAGTTCATCGACGCGCTGGCCCGCAACCTGGAAACCAACCTGGACGAGATGGCCAAGCGCGGCGCGCTCAGCTTCACCCAGCTCGACGACGGCACCCGGCAGTTCACCGCCGACCTGCGCGGCCCGCTGCTGAACGCGGAGAAGGCGGCCCGGGCCGAGATGGAGAAGATGGCCGCCGAGCTGGAGAAGATGAACTCGTTCATGCACGGCCCGGACCTGCCGAAGTGGGCCGAGGGGGTCTCCAGCGCGGCCAGGGCGCTGGACGCGCTGAACAAGGAGTTCATCGGGCCGCAGCTGCCCGAGTGGACGATGGGCGCCAACAACGCCGAGAAGGCGCTGCACGCGCTGCACAACACCTACAACGAGCTGAAGGCGAAGCTGGACAAGGACAACAAGAGCGCGGACTCGGACAACAGAACCGGCACGCTGGGCAGCGTCGTGAAGTGGAGCAAGGACGCGGCCACCGGGATCGACAAGTTCGCCACCTCGATCGGCAAGGCGTTCGGTGCCGGCAGCCGGAACAACTTCTTCAACATCATCGGCTCCTCGATCGGCAACCTGGTCGGCCTGACCGGCCTGCTACCCAAGGCCGCCGAGGGCGTCGCCGGCCTGGCGTCGAAGATGGGCGATGCCTCCGACGAGGCGTCGAACATGACCAGCTCCGTCAGCGGGATCCTGCCGAAACTGGCGCAGCTGGGCGGCACCGGCATCGGCGGCATCATCGGGGTCTCGGTCCTGATCGAGGGCCTGATAATTCTCGTCGGCCCGCTGGTGTCACTGGTCTGGGGGCTGGTCGGGGCGCTGGTGGCACTGACCGGCGCGGTCGCGACCGGCCTGATCGGCGCGCTGGCCGGGATCGCGCCGCTGCTGCTCGCCGCCGCCGCCGGCTTCGGGGTGCTGTTCCTCGCGATCTCCGGACAGTCACAGGCGTCCAAGACCGCGCAGTCGAACCTGAACACCATCAACAAGCAGGTCGCCACCTACCAGAAGGCGGTCGCCGCGGCCAAGCCGGGCACCACCGCCTACAAGAACGCGGTCGACAACCTAAACACCTCGCTCGCCGCGCAGCACAAGGCGCAGGCGACGGTCAACTCCGACCTGGCCACCCTGGCCAAACCGCTCACCAACTTCGTCACCCAGGCCCGCACCGTCGCCCAGCAGCACCTGTTCGCCAACGCCAAGCAGGACGCCAAGGACTTCTCGACGGCGTTCGGGCCGCTGCTCGGCCTGGTCGCCGGTATCGCCGACGCGATCGGCAAGGTGGTCGACGGGTTCGCCAAGGCCAGCAAGGACCCCGACTTCCTCAACTTCATCAAACTGCTCGGCAAGGACCTGCCCGCGATGATCGTCAGCCTGGGCGATTCGGCGGTGAAGTTCGGCGACGGCTTCGGCCAGGTGTTCCAGGCGATGCTGCCGTACGGGCAGAAGCTGGCCGGTGCGATCGACACCATCGCGACCAAGTTCAGCAACTGGGCCGACTCGGCCAAGGGGCAGAGCGCGATCCACAACTTCCTGTCCACCGCGTGGCAGGACGCGAAGAAGCTGTGGGACATCATCGTCAACCTGGGCAAGGTCATCGGCGATGTGTTCTTCAATCCCGCCGCGGTCAAGACCGGCGGCGGTTTCCTGGACTCGATCAACTCCTCGCTGGCCAACCTCGACAAGTACCTGAAGTCACCGCAGGGCCGGGAGGCGCTGACCAAGTGGTTCGGTGAGGCCAAGCAGGTCATCCACGACCTCGGCCCGATCCTGAAAGACATCGTCGCGCTGTTCGACTACCTGGACTCACCGCAGTCCCGCAAGAACCTGCAGACGTTCTTCACCATCCTCAACGGCGGCCTGAAGATCCTGCCCACCGCGCTCCAGGTGGCCACCACCCCGGCCCGGGTTCTGTTCGGCATCATCCGGGCCTTCCCGGGGGTGGTCGGCGGGTTGAAGAAGGCGTTCGACGACGTCGACAAGGCGTTCATGGGATTCGCCCACTACTTCGACGTGAACTACCTGGCGAAGGTGATCGAGGGCTGGGGCAAGGACATCCTGCACTGGATCGAGTGGCCGTTCGTCACCGCGTATGACTTCCTGCTCGGCCACTCGCTGATCCCCGACCTGGTGAACGGGATCGTGAGCTGGTTCGGCGGGCTGCCCGGCAAGATCGCCCACGCGCTGGCCGGCGTGCCGGGCGCGGTAGCCGGCCCGCTCATCAGCGCCGCGGGCACTGCCTACACCTGGGCGAACCGAATCTGGAACGACATCCTCAACTGGGTCAGCCGCATCCCCGGTGACATTGCTCGGGCGATGTCCGGGGTGCCCGGCACGGTCGGCAACGCACTGGCCGCTGCCGCCGGCGCCGCCTACACCTGGGCCAACCGGATCTGGAACGACATCCTGACCTGGGTCGGCAGGATCCCCGGTGACGTCGCTAGGGCGCTCGGCGGCATCCCCGGTGCGGTCGGCGGTGCGCTGGCCAGCGCCGCGGGCGCCGCCCTGTCCGGTGCGCAGCGGATCGCCGGCGACATCAGCGGTGCGTTCGGTGGCGTGGTTAGCGGCGTCAGCAGCGCCTTCGAGGGCATCTGGTCCTCCATCACCGGCTGGCTCGGCAACGCCTACCAGGCGGTCAGCTACTGGGTGGGGCAGATTCTCGGTGCGCTGAACAGGCTGCCCGGCGCCGGGATCGCGAAGTCCATCCTGCATGCCGTCGGCATCCCGGGCACGGCGACCGGCGGGTTGTTCCTCGGTCCGCAGGTGCGGCTGCTCGGCGAGGCGGGCCCGGAGGCGGTGGTGCCGCTGGACCAGCCGCTGTCGATGGTGGACCCGGCGGTGCGGGCACTGTCCGCGCTGGCGCAGGGCAAGGCGTTGCCGGAGAACGTGAGCGCACTGCCGGCCCAGTTCTCCGGCGGCACGTACGTGGCCAAGCAGTTGAACGTGGCCAAGATCGAGGTGACCACGCCGGTCAACGACACCGTCGTCGTTGCGCAGCAGGTGCTGAACCGGCTGGTGTCGGCGGGCTACAGCTGAGCCGGCTTAGTCCACTAAGCGGAGGGAGAGGCGATGTACGACGGGTTCTTTCAGTACGACGACACCGAGATCCTGAACACCCAGCGCACCGTCGCCTACGCCAAGCACATGGGCGCCGGGTGGGTGAAGAACCCGGAGCGCTCCGACGTCGCCGACATCGCCCCGCTGCTGGGTGACGACCCCTACGACACGCCGCTGCAGGACACCCCGCCGTGGTTCGACCCGGACGACCCGGACACCTGGCACTTCTACGGGCTACTGCCGATCGAGATCACCGGGCTGGACGACTCCACCAGGACCGCCGCGATCACCGAGGGCACCTCCGACGGCGGCACCGTCGGGCGGATCCGCAACCAGACCCGCAGCGCGGTGTTCCACGTCCTGCTGCTGGGCGACTCCGACGCGGCGTGCAACGCCGGCTTCGAGTGGCTGAAGTACGCGCTGCTCGGCCAGTGCGGCTCGACCTCCGCGGCCACCAACTGCGGCGGCGCGGAGCTGGAGTTCCTGTCGGCGCTGCCCGACGTCGACCCGGCCGACCCGAACTACCCGGCCGGCTGCATCCCCGACTACTGGCGCTGCCTGTACAAGACCACCTTCGTCGACGGTCCGCACATCCTGTCCAAGCACTCCATCTCCGCCGGCAGCGGGGCGTACTGGGAGGTCGAGTTCACCTCCAGCTCCGGCGCGCCCGCGGTGTTCGGCATCGAGCAGCCGGTGATGGCGGGCATGTTCAAGACCGGTTCCACCGCCCAGGTCGCCGACCGCACCAACCTGTGCACCAACCCGAACTTCCAGACCGGCATCACCGGCTGGCAGTCCACCGGCACCCCCGGGACCTCGATCGCGCAGGCCATCGGCGGGGTCAGCTCCGGCGGCTCGAACGTCCTCTACGACCGCTACGGCAACCCCGTCATCCTGCCGGACCCGACCCGGTCCATGCAGTGCGTGTGGCAGCGGTCCCCGAACCTGGTCACCGGCGACTCAGCCACCTTCGAGGGTGGCACCGTCGGCGGCTGGACCGGCGCCGCGGTCACCGGCACCGCGCCCACCCTCACCAACTCGACGCTGCATCCACAGTCCGCTGGCACGAAATGCCTGCAGGTGGCGTGGGCGAACGCGACCGGCCCGACCGCGAACCTGACCGTCACCGGCCTGGTCGTCGGCAACAGCTACGTCGCGTCGGTCTGGGTGTTCGTGCCCGCCGGGTCACCCGACGTGCGGCTCGGCATCAGCGGCATGACACCGGGCTCCGCGACCTCGGTGAAGAACATCTACACCCGCATCCAGGTGGGCTTCACCGCGACCGCCACCAGCCACCAGCTGCAGCTGTCCACCACGGTCGCGACCTCACCGGGGCTGCTGGCGTTCCTGGACAACACCGACGTGTCGCTCGCCCCGCTGCTGCCCGGCGTGTACTTCAACCTGCCCACCATCATCGGGCACACCTACACCGTGACGGGGCGGGTGAAGGTCCCGTCGGGGTCACTGCCGGTGCAATGGATCGCGCTCCAGCACGGCCTGTTCGCCAGCAACGGCGTCTTCTCCACCCTGTACGACGTGTGGGACACCATCTACCTGACCTTCACCGCGATCGGCACCAACCACTGGATAGAGCTGTCCTACGGCAGCGCGGTCGCGCTTGGCGGCGAGACGGTGTACCTCGACAACGTCCTGATCGAGGACTCCTCCGTCGGGGGGACCTACTTCGACGGCTCGTCCTCCTCGTGCCGCTGGCTGGGTGCGGTGAACGGCTCCCAGTCCCAGCACCTGGTGACGGTGTCGACCGCGCCGATCAACCCGGCCGGCGGCAGGTTCGACGACCACGGCTCGCAGCTGACCGACGTGCCGTGCCCGGTGCCGACGTTCACCCCGATCAACGACCCGACCTGCATCACCGTGGTGCCGCCGCCGCCGGCGCCGGTGGTGGCCGCCGCCTGCTTCGCACCGCCGAAGAGCTGGATCCGCTACGCCGCGGAGATCCCGGCGAACCTGGTGCCGGCCTGGCGGCACGTCGTACCGGTGATAACACTGACCGCCCAGGGCGAGTCGCGCTGGGTGCGGCTGCGGTTCTTCGCCGACACCGACAACGACTTCGACGTGGGTGGGATGGACCCGTGCGCGTTCATCGGCGAGTTCCTGGTGACCTACCTGCCGGACCAGGCGGTGCTCACCATCGACGGCGCCCGGCAGACGGTGCGGATCGTGACCGGCGCGATCGACCGCAACGCCAGCCAGCTGGTGTTCTCCTCCAGCGGCGGACCGTTCAGCTGGCCGGAGATGTCCTGCGGCTACAGCTACATCATGACGATCGACTGCCCACCGGCCGTGCACGCGCCCGCGGTCGACCTGACCGTGCTGACTAAAGCGGCTTAGTCCACTAAGCAGGCGACCGATGGCGACCGCGCACTTCTACTACACCGGCGGCTGGCAGGTGTGGAGCCTGCCGGCCGGCGTGACGCAGGTGTTCCTCACCATCTCCGGCGGTGCCAGCAACGGCGTCCGCGGCGGCGGGTGCTCGGGCATGGTCTCCCTCGCCAAGGGCAGCAAGCTCTACGTCATGGTCGCCGGCGGCGGCGGCGCGCCGTCCGGGTCGACCGGTGGCCGTGGCGGGGTGCCGCAGGGCGGCGCCGGTGGCAACGGCTCGGCCGGCTACTCCGGCGGCTGGGGCGGTGCCGGCTACTCCGCGGTCCGGTTGAACGCCTCCAGCGGCACCCTGCTCGGGCTGGCCGGTGGCGCCGGTGGCACCGCGGGCAAGGTGGGCACCACGGCTGCCGCGCTCGGCGGCATGGGCGGCACCTCGACCAGCGGTCAGGACGGCGCTCCGCAGCCGCTGTTCGGCGGCAAGGGCGCCACCTCGACCAAGGGCGGTGACGGCGGCGCCGGGACGCAGGGCACCGGGCTGGTGGGCGGCGACGGCATCCAGGGTTACGGCGGCGCGGGCGGGCGTGTGCCGTCCGGTTTCAGCGGTCCCGGCGGCGGTGGTGGGGGCGCCGGGCAGTGGGGTGGTGGCGGCGGCGTCGGTGGTGTGAACGGTGTGCAGACCGCCGGCGGCGGTGGTGGTGGCATCAACTACCGCGGCTCGATGACCGGCGGCACGGACGGGCAGGGCACCGGCGGCACCGGGGCGGGCGGTGTGCAGCTGGACTGGGATGACCCGGCGACGCCGAACCGGCCGCCGCTGGCACCGCTGCTCGCGAACTGCAAGCCGGCCAACGGCTCGCGCACCCTGGCCACCGACTCGGTGGTGCTGCAGGCGTACCCGTCGGACCCGGACGGCGGCCCGGTGCGGGCCATGTTCCGGATCTCCACCGACAAGGCGTTCAGCTATCACACCGATGTCTACGGCGCCTATGTGCTGTCCAACCAGCCGTCCACCGTCCGGTACGCGGTGATACCGGACCGGTTGTACTGGGTGCGGGCCTACAGCCAGGACTCGCACGGGCTCTTCTCCACCAGCTACACGCTGTACTCCTTCTACTCCGACTTCACCCCGCTGACGCCGGGGCTGTACGCACCGGCCGATGGTGCGGTTCTCAACCCGACCGTGGTCAACACGCTGTCCTGGGTGTTCAAGGATCCGGACGGCAGCCACGACGCGCAGAACGGCGCGTTCGTCGACTACCGCCGGGTCGGCACCAGTAGCTGGGTCAGTCAGCAGATCGCCGGCACCGCCAACAACTGGGCCGCGCCGGCGAACATCTTCCTGGTCGGCACCTCCTACCAGTGGCGGGTCCGCACCTTCGACAAGGCGGGGCTCGCCTCACCCGCGTCGGAGATCCGCTCGTTCACCACCACCGGCGCCACCCAGGCGCCGATCGGGCTGACCCCGAAGAGCCAGGTCGCGTTCCTGTGCGACCAGGCCAACACGGTCACCTGGAAGTTCCGCGACCCCAACCCCGGTGACCATCAGACCAAGGCCGACTTCCAGTGGCGGGAGGTGGGCACCGCGACCTGGAACGTCATCCCCGGCATCGCCACCAACGGGCAGTCCTGGACGGTGCCGGCCAACACCTTCCAGCCGAACCTGCACGTCGAGTGGCAGGTCCGCACCTATGACTCCACCTCCCAGCAGTCCTCCTGGTCGGCGAGCCTGGAGTTCTACACCATCTACACCCCCGGTGGCGCGGCCGGTGCGCCGGACATCCCGATCACCTACGAGCAGGGCGCGCTCGGCTGCGGCGAGCACCGGGTGTTCATCTACGACCGGGGCGCGCAGAAGCGGATCGGTGAGGTCACCCCGCTGGCGATCGTGTCCTGGAACCGGGCGCGCGATGACATCTCGGTCGCCAACATCACCACCACCGGCTTCGACTCCGACTGCTGCGAGCTGCTGTCTGCGGTCCGCTCGATGCGCCACGAGATCGTCATCTTCCGCAACGGGGTGCGGGTCTGGGAGGGACCGATCACCCGGGTCGGCTACTTCCGCGACCACGTCGAGATCGAGGCCAAGGACGTGATGCAGTACGTGTACCGGCGGATCATGCGGGCCGGTTACAACGACACCGGCACCTACTCGATCACGGTGGTGCAGCGGGCGGCGAGCATCATCATCGACGCGCTGGCCCGCGACGACCCGAACGTGCTGGCCTACCTGACCCAGATCAACTACCCCGACGATGCGCAGGAGGCGCGGGTTCGCTACCCCTACCAGGTGACCGCCTGGGAGGAGGTGGACGACATGGCGGCGATGGCCGGGCTGGACTACGTGGTGGTCGGCCGGCGGATCCTGCTGTGGGACACCAACCGTCCGATCGGCCGGCTGCCGCTGCTGCAGGACTCCGACTTCGCCAACAATGCCGTCGTCACCGAGTACGGGATGGACCTGGGCACCTACTTCGCCGCCACCAACAACCAGGGCGTGTGGGGCGCGGTCGGCGGCAAGGACCCGTACTACGGCTGGGTGGAGCAGCTGGACTCCAGCTACTCGGAGTCCTCGACCAGCACCGACTCGAACTCGACCCCGGCGTCGGTGGTCTCGCTGCAGCGTGCCCTGACCAGCCAGGCCGAACGCAACAGCTCCAGCCGGAACCCGGCGCCGCTGGTGGTGCGGATACCGGACAACACCGCCCTGAGCCCGGATGTCGCGCTCGACATCCAGATGATCGTGCCGGGGGTGTGGCTGCCGCTGTCCTCCGGCGCCACCTGCCGGGTGGTGACCCAGTGGCAGAAGCTGGACTCGATGGCAGTCCGCGAGGACGACACCGGCGAGCAGGTCACCGTGGTGATGTCGCCGGCGCCCGGCGCGGGCGTGAACCCGGACGACATCGGCACGCTCGACGCTTAGTCGACTAAGGAGGGCGGGCTGTGCAGACCGGCACCCAGAACATCACCATGTCCGACTGGATGCGGACCGTGGAACGCAACATCGGCATCCTGAACCGGCAACCCACCAGCGTCCCGGCGGCCGGCTTCGAGCCGGTGTCCACCACCGTCAACACCTGGAACGACGACCAGGCATGCCTGACCGGTTCCTACCAGACGATCGGCGGCCAGGTCGCCGACTCCCCCGACGACACGGTGCCGTGGGTGGGGTTCACCGAGTCCTCCGACGGCCAGAACGGCATCCAGCACGTTTACTCCTACACCGACGCCGGGACGCAGCGGGAGTACCAGCGGCGCTTCTACTACGACGCGACCAACGGGGTGCGGCTGTACGAGCCGTGGAAGGCGGCCGGCGGCTCCGGCGGTGGTGGCGGCGGTGGTGGTTCCGGGTCGCTGGACACCGGCTGGCTGTACTTCGGAGTTCAGGGCGGCATCTTCTACAACGCGCCCACCACGTCCTACGCCAGCGCGGGGACTGGGTTCAGCCGGGGCCGGATCAGACGCGACGGCGTCGGGCAGGTCTGGCTGGACGTGTTCATCGCTGCTCAGGTGCCCTCGACGACGGCGCCGGTCTTCACCCTGCCGTCGGGGTTCCGGCCCGCGTACCCCGAAGTCTTCACCGGTCAGTGCGGTGGCGGGATCACCGGCAGCATCCTCATCAACCCCAACGGCGACGTGTTCTACAACGGCAACAACGGCAGCGTCTCCCTGACGCTCGCGTTCCACAACTGCCAGTACATGGCCGAGGACTCCGCCTCACCGCCGACCTGGACGTCGTTCACGCCGGGCGGCGGCTGGTCGAACGTGGCCGGCTACGCACCGGCCCGCTACTACGTCGACGCCGCCGGTGACGTGCACCTGTCCGGCCGGATCGCCGGCGGCGGGATCAACGTCGCGAACCCCATCACCACGCTGCCCGCCGGGCTGTACTCGACCGGCAACAACCAGACCCTCTACACGGTCGCTGCTGGGGCTATCAGCGGCGGCGGGACCGCGCGGATCGACCTGGACCCCAGCGGCAACCTGTTCGTCGTCGGCTACGCCAACGGCGGCAGCAACACGGCGGTCAACCTCGACGGGATCGTCATCTCCAACCCGAGCGGCACCTGGGGCACCCTGGCCCTGACCAACTCCTGGGTGCCCTACGGCACCGTCTTCGCACCGCCGCAGCACTGCCAGAACCGGTTCGGCGTCGCCGCGACCCGGGGACTCATCAAGGGCGGCACCAGCACGATCCCGACCTCGTTCGTGGCTTCCGGCAGCTTCCCGAACCCGGGGGTGGCACCGCGGTATGAACTGCTGTCGGTCAACGGTGCCAGCGCGAACGTGACCTGCCGCATCGACGTCATGATCGACGGAGCGCTGTCCTTCCAGGGCTTCCTGTCCGGCGGCACCAACGCCTACGTGTCGATGATCCTGCGTTGGCCGGTCGACCTCGAAGCGGCACCGACCGGGCCGCCGGGACCGAAGGGCGCGGACTCAACCGTGCCTGGGCCGCCCGGTGCAACCGGGCCGATCGGGCCGGCTGGTCCGACCGGGCCCGGCTCGACCGTCCCCGGCCCGCCGGGGGCGACCGGACCGCAGGGTCCGACCGGCCCGACGGGTCCGACCGGGCCCACCTCGACAGTGCCTGGACCGGCTGGTCCGACCGGGCCGACCGGTGCCACCGGGCCGACCGGCCCCACCGGACCGGCTGGTCAGGGAGTGCCCGCCGGTGGCAGCGCCGGTCAGGTGCTCACCAAGAACTCCGGTACCGACTACGACTCGGGCTGGGTCACCACGGGCGCCGGGTTCCCCCGGTCGTCGCGGTACAAGGTCTCCCGCACCGCCAACGGCATCGCGGCGGCTGGCTACTGCGACGTGGGGCTGCCCGCGAACACCGAGTATTACAACGGGTCCTACACCAGCGGCTCGCTGACGACGCTGACCTTCATCAAGCCGTGCCTGCTGGCGGTGATGTCCAACTGGACCGGCGGCAACGGTGCCGGCTGGGGGCAGATGAACTTCCTCGGCGGTGCGATGCAGTCACCGAGTTCGTTCGCGTTCCAGGGCACGTCGACGGGCGGTGGGTTCTATCAGGTCTGCGGCACGCTGGTCCTGGTGGTCAACGCCGGCGACGTGGTGAACATGCAGATCCGGGGCAACAGCACGGCGACCTGGAACCTGTCCGCGACGACCTGGATCACCTGCACCGACGTCACCCCCGCCACGCTGCAAACCTGACAGGAGAGTCGACAATGTCGTACACCGACCAGGCGAACCTTGCCTATGACGGCGACTTCCAGCGGCGGCTGCAGGCGTGCATCACGCAGGAGGCTGCCGTCACCCGGCCACCCGATGACCCGTTGGGCCATCAGATACTGATCTCGCCCACCGACGGTGTCGCGTGGTTCATGCCGATCGTCTCCAGCAGCCAGCAGGTCATCGACGCCTTCACCGGCGGCGGCAGCGACGCCGTGCCGGACCAGATGATCCTGGCCGAGGCGCAGGCCGCCTGGCAGCGGGTGTCTGATCTGCACCCGCCCGCCTAGTCCACTAAGCGTTACGCTCTGCCCAGCACGACGGCCAGCGCCACGACGCCGGAGCCACTGACGGTGCGAACCCGGAGGGACTGCCATGCCACGATGCTGCGGAAGTACCTGTAGCTGCCAGCTCACCGCCGGCACCGGGATGACGGTCACCGGATCTGGCACCCCCGCCGACCCGTTCGTGCTGACCGCCACGTCCGGCGCGATGATGGTGCAGGACACCCCCACCATCAACATGACCATGACCGGCACCGGCACCTCGGCCGACCCGTTCACGATCTCCGCGGCCGCCACGGTGCGGATGACGAACCTGCTGGACCTGGACACCACCAACACCACCGTCGGCTACGTGGTCGCCCGGCAGGCCGGGGGCACGTTCGCGATGGTGCCGCCGACCACCGCGCCGGCCGGTGCGATCAGCCACGACTCCTCGCTGACCGGCGACGGCTCATCCGGCAACCAGTTGAAGGTGGTGCCGGACACCGAGCTGGCGGTATCGGGCACGGGTGTCGCGCTGAACGCCACCACCCGGCATCTGCTGGTCCGCCAGTTCGCGGACGCGCCGACCCGCGGCTCGGCGGCGAACCCGGCGCCGCTGCTGAACGACCTGTCCACCATCTCCTCGGTGCCTGGTGTGGTGTCCTGGTACGACGGCACCGCGTGGCACCCGCTGAACGTGGTGACGAAGCAGACCGCGTCCGGGCAGCTGTTCGCGATCACCGGGCCGTACACGGCGGAGGCGCCGGTCCAGGGCATCACGAAGCTGGTGACCGGCACCACCGACGGCAACGGCCAGATCGTGCTGCTGAGCGCGACCGACCTGACCTCGGCGAACGGGGTGCTGGACTGCCAGGTGGTCGCGGTGAACAGCGCCAGCCCCGGCCTGATCGTGAACATCTCCACCACCACCGGCCCGAACCCGAACCAGGTGGTGGCCACCGTGTATCAAGCCGGTATCGGCACGCCGGCGACGTCGCTGGCCGTGACGCTGTCGGTCGCCGCCAGACTGTACTAGTGAGCCACGCCAAGCGGATCGCGATTCTGATCCTGCTCGGGGTCGGCGTGCTGGTGTTGGCAATCATCGTGTTGGTCACCGCCCGCAACGCCGACACCAGGCTGTTGGCCACGATCGGCCTGCTGGGTGGACTGGCGATCGTGGTGGTGTCGTTGCCGTCCAGCAACGGGAAGTAGTGAGCCGGGGCGAGGTCTTCGCGCTGGCCTGTGTGGTCATCCTGCTGGCCCTCACGCTGGCGGTGTTCTTCATCCGCAACCGGTGAGCCGCCTAGTGGACTAAGCGGGCGGGCCCGGCCACAGCGCCATGCTGACCAGTTCGGCGATCACCTGTGGTGCCAGCTCCATGTACTGCTCGTCGCTGCGCGCGGCGATCACCGCGTTGCCGTGCAGGTGCAGCGGGTTGTTCACCAGCAGCATGTCGAGCATGTTGTTCAGCCGGGTGTTCACCATCGGGTCGTCGTCGACGATCACCATCAGGCCGAGCGCGGCGATGGCGTAATACTCCGGGCTGCGGATCGGGGCGTGCTCGTACGGGAAGGTGACGTACGGCCAGATCCAGATGCCGAGCCGCTCGTCGGCGCGGATGCCGAGAGCGAACTTGTTATCCATCCTCGGGCTCGGGCTCCGGATCGCTGTCGCCCCCGTCGTCCTCGTCGTCGTCCTGCTCCTCATTGAGGACCGCGTCGGCGGCGTCGAGGTAGAACGGGGTGCGGTCATCGGCGCGGTTGTCGCCGACGAACTGCACCCGCACCGAGCCGTCCGTCTCCGCCACCACGCCCCACACCCGCTCGTCATTGGCGATCTCCAGCAGATCGAACATCTTCTGCGCGAGCGGCGGGGTGAACAGCACGTCGCGGTACACGCCGAAGCCGTCCTCACCGGCGAGCACGGCCTTGGGGATGTCGCCCGCGATGGTCTGCGCCTCGGTGAGCAGCTGCTCCATCGCGTAGGGCTTGCGTGCCATCACATCTCCCTGATGTCGAGCTTGTAGTAGCCGTCGCGGTGGTAGGCCACGTCGCCGTCGTTGACCCACACCCAGCGGACCGAGAACTTACCGGTGCTGCCGTTGATGCCGGTGAGTTTCGCCGACGCCGCTTTCTGCATCCGGTCGGCCTCCCGCTTCATCCGGCGTGCCTCGCGGATCACGTCGATCGCGGCCAGCACCTCGTCGTCGGTGAGTAGTCCGGTGGCGTCGGTGTCCAGCGCGCGGCAGGTGGAGAAGTGCCCGCACACCTTGGCGCACATCTCCCGCGGCGGTTCCTTGCGGGCCTCCTGCGAGTAGGCGTGGGCGTACACCACGTCGTCCAGCCAGGCCGCGGCCTGCGCCACGATCCACGGGTCGTAGTCGTCGACATGGGTGTGCAGCCGCTGCTCCTGCCCGGACCGGTCCAGCCACACGTTGGCGGTCTTGACCTGCTCCAGCGGGATGGTGAACAGCCCCTTCTCGTAAGCGGCTTTGGCGTAGCAGTGCCGCTGGAACATCTGCTGCATGGTGGGGCCGGTGCGGGCGATCACATCCAGGCCGTAGTCGGTCTTGACGTCGATGACGCCCCAGTCCGGGCGGATCAGGTCCGGGTGTCCGGTGACGTAGTATTCGCCGCCGTCACCGGCGAGCACCAGCGCCACCTCGGCCTGGGTGTAGGCGTCGGGCCAGACGGTCAGCGCGACCCGTTCCAGCCAGTCGCCGACGGCGTGGCCGATGAAGGACTTCAGGTTGTCCTCCGGGTCGGCCTTGGGGATCTCGGCGATCATCCGCCGGGTCCGTTCGGAGCAGAAGCCCAGGTCGGAGATGCCGACCTGGAACTTCGCGGACTGCACGGTCCGTGGCAGCGCGTCGGTGTAGGTGTTCAGCGCCGAGTACAGGTCGTCGGCGATGGCCTGCTCGTCGGGGTTCATGCCGGTTCCCCGGTGCCGGTGTCCTGGTTCTCCTCGCCGATCTCGGTGGCGCCGAGGGCGCCGGTGACCTCGGCCAGTGCTGCGGCGGCTTCGGCGGGTGAGACGGGTGCCGTAGCTGCCCGGTAGCCGTTGGGCGACAGGGCGTGCTCCATCCGTTCCCGGTCCCGGTCCAGCGCGATGGTGCCGTTGATGAGTTTGATCGGACCCTCGCCGGTGTAGAGCGACAGGCCGAGTGCGTCGCCGAGACCGATCGCGCAGCGGCGGAATGCGTAGGAGGCGGCGGAGGTGACGGCACCGGCGTGCGCCTCACCGCGGGACGGGTGCAGCTTCTCATCGACGTGGTACTCGACGAAGGTGGCGACCTCGACGCCGACCAGGTTGCGGATCCGCAGTTTCACCCCGACCCGGTAGGCGACCCGGCGGCGGGTGCGGTCCTTGCCCTGGTTGTCCTTGTCGTGGAAGTCCTCGTCGTAGAGCAGGGCGACGTCGATGACCTGGGAGTCCCAGTTGCCGGGGCCGAAGATGCGGCACAGCGCGGCTCGGGCCTCCTCGTGCGGCAGGTAGTCGTTGCCCTGGATCTGCTCGATCCGGTTCGCCGGTGGCGGCATCAGCAGCAGCTGGTACTGGATCGGCGCCAGCAGCTGGTCGTACTGGACGGGGACGGTGCGCTCGACGGTCTCGGTCATGCTCTGCTCCGTTCGCTTAGTGGACTAAGCCGGTGGACCAGAGGCTAGGACGGCGGTGTGACAGTTCCATCCTGTCGTACAAACTGGCCCGGATCTAGTATAGACCCATGACGGACATGAGCATAGTCAGGCAGCAGGCTCCGCATGACCCTCTGGAACGAGTCAAGTTCCTGCTCGACGTGCGACAGCAGTTGAACGCGCAACTATGGGTGGCGATCGAGGACGCCTACTTCGAGGCGCGGCTGCAGCAGCGCCTGGACGAGGCGCTGGCGTTAGGGCTGCACAGCCGGAAGGTCATCATGGCCTCGACCCGGCACGCGAACGAGCGGCGCGGCCGGCAGGTTCGGTGGAACGACGGGCGGGGTTGAGGCGGCCTTGGCCAGCGCGTTGATGAGCCCGACGATCTGTGGCCAGTCCCGGGGGGTCACCAGGTAGGCGTTCGGCAGCGCCTCCAGCCAGCGCTGCTGCTCCGGGCTGGCTCTGTTCCGATCGACTTTCGCCTCGAAGAACAGGCACTTCCCACCGCGGGCCACTACCACGTCGGGGAAACCCTTGTCACCCACCAGCGCGGTGCGCCACCTACCGTCAACCATCCGGGCAGGCCGTTGGTGGTAGGCGACGCAGCCGCGCCAGCGGGCGTAGTCGATGATGCGGGAGACGAACTGGTCCTCGGTTTCCCGAGGCTCACTCGACGCGCTCAACAACCCTCCGTCGTCCGGTGGTCGTGGTGGTGTACTCCTCGAACGGCAGGAAGCTCGCCGCCCACAGGGCGAGCCCCAGGTAGAGGAAGTTGACGGTGTCGTTGGTGACCTCGAACGCGGCCAGCATCAGGAACACCACCGCAGCGATGATGCACAGAGCGCGCAGCAACATGATCGGCCCCCTCTCCGGAGAGCGATGCACCTGGAGTATCCCCCGCTGAGCGGTTTCCGACACCTGCCCTCAGCTGGCCCACTGCGCGACCACGGTGTCGTAGCGCCGGGTCAGCTCAGCCACCGCGTCCGCCCCCTCCTCCTCGGCGACATCCATCAGCGCGGGCAGCCCGGAGTCGATGCTGGCCCGGATCTCCGCGGCCGTCGCCGCCCGGCCCTCGGCGTACCACTCGGTGGTGACCGGGTTGCCGATGTCGAACAGGATGCCGCCGCCGATCCGGAAGGTGGCGAACGTGCGCGAGGTCCACACCAGCGCGACGCCCGGGTTGCGCAGCAGCATGATGCCGGCCGGATCGACGTGGTCCTCCGGCAGGTGCCGGTCCCGCCGGTGCATCTCGGGCCGGGTCAGGAACGGGCAGTGCATCGCCGAGTACACCGCGCAGTCGTGGTGGCACGGCGGCTCGGCGGAGGTCCGGTTGATCGCGCACATCGGCCCGATCACGAAGCTGCCGAACACACCGCGGGTCCGCCCGCACACCCAGCACCGGCGGAACCGGATCGCGTCGCGCAGCTTGCGCGAGTCGGCGATCCGGAAGTCGGGCTCGCCGTCGACGTCGGCGTCCCGGTCGACGAACCACGGGATCGGGTAACCGGCCTTGTTCACCGGCAGCGCGGCGATCGGCGGCGGCACCTTAGTCATGAAGTTCCTCCTTCTGCGTCAGCTGAATCTCGATCTCATGGCGCGGCACCTCGACGTATCTCAGCCCGCGGCGGCGCAGGTGGAAGCGCGCCCGGTTCCACCACCAGCCCTCCAGGTACTGGACCATCGGCTCGCCGATCTCGGTGACGATGTTGTCCTCGACCACGACGCCGAAGCCGAGCTGCGGCTTGGTGATGGTCGCCCAGTAGTAGTGCTTGTCAGTCACGGCTGACCCGCTCCCACTTCGGCAGGCCGCCCTCGTCGACCTCCTCGCCGAACTCCAGCTGATGCGAGCAGTCGACATGGGTGCCGAGCGGAGCCCAGCCCTGCTGCTTCACCTCGACCGCCCACTCGACCGCGGCCTCGAACAGGTTCAGCCGGTGCCCGTCGGAGATCCGCCACCACAGGTTGTCGTCCTCCGTGTAGGCGGCGAGGAACTCATCCAGCGGCGCCGTCGGCGCGTGGTTGTCGGTCAGCATCGCCTGCACCGCGGGCGTCATCGGTGACCGCTGAGTCTTCGGCAGCTCCCAGTCGGCCGGCGGCTCGGGCACCACCACCGTGATCCGCGGCTCCCAGTTCGGCAGGCACAGCAGCAGCTCGTTGGTGTAGTCGCCGTTCTCGTCGGTGACGGCGGCGACCGGCACCGCGTTGCGCCGCGCGATCCCCAGCACCCAGCCCGCATACTGCGCGTGTTGCTCAGTCAGCATCGTTTGCTCCGTTCATCAGTTGGCCGGTCCAGGGCAGATGCAAGCCGTCACCGTGACAACGCGGCACATAGTGAACGTGCAGATGTGGCACGGTCTGGGTCGCCGCGCTGCCCGCGCTGGTGATGAGGTTGTAGGCAGGGTCCTGATAGCTGGCCCACCGGGCGGCGGCGCCGAATACCCGGCCGGTGATGTCGTGGTCTTCCGAAGCGGATGCAACATGCTCCTGGGGGACGAACAGCATATGACCGGGCACCACCGGATTCAGCGGTTCGATCCGATAGACGACGGCGCTCCCGATGTCGATCTGGTCGGCATCCCATGCGCCGCTTGCGACCAGTTCGCAGAACGGGCAGCCGCTCGCCTTGTCGACGGCCATCGCCTAGTCCTCCTCGATCTCGATGTCGAGCGGCCGCAGGCAGCCCTCGCAGTGTGCCTCGTAGCCGTCGGAGTCCAGCGGGTTGTTCCGGCCGTTGTACTTGACGTGCAGTGTCACCGGCCGGCCGTCCGCCGCCGGGGCCAGCTCGACCGGGTCGTACTCGCACACGTCGTGCACCACCCGGGTCACCTGCACCGGGGCGCTGCAGCACTCAGTGACGATGTCCGGCCCGGCGTACATCACCCCGGGCATCACCGTCGCCTCGCCGGCAGCACTTCGGTGACCAGCTGTGCGACCGGTTCGGCGACCGCGACCGCGACGTCCTCGATCTGGCTCCGGTCGGACTTGCGGCTGGCCTCGACCAGCCAGTCGGTGACCCGGTCGATCGCCGCGACCGCAAGCCGTTCGATCAGCTTGGCCAGGTAGTCGATGGTGAGTTTCAGCATGTGCCGCAGGAACATCAGCCTGAAGCTGGTGGACAGTTTCGTCATTCGTTGCGCTCCGTTTCCTTAGTCCACTAAGTCGATCACTCCGCCGTGCGGAGTGAGCAATACCGTTCCGAACCGGGCGTGCTCGATCGGGACCTTCGCCGGGTCGGCCCACCGGCTGACGATCCAGCCGTGGGTCTGCGCCTCCGACGGATGAGCATGTACCCACGAGTGGCAGGTCGGGCACAGCCAGATCCCGTTCGTCGGCGAGTGCTCGCTGCCGTCGCGCACGGTGCGGGTTCGCCGGTGGTGCCAGTGCCCGAACGGCACGTAGGACCTGCAGCGCACGCACCGCGAGCCGTCCCGGTTGCGGACGATGTCGCGAGCCTCGTCCGGGATCGGCTCAGCGCGCGACATCCGGATGCACCGCGGTGCACAGCAGCGAGTGCGTCACCATCGGCGTCTCGAACTTCACCGCCCCGGAGCCCGCGGTCGCCACCGTGATGGACACGTCGCAGCCCGGGCACCTCAGCTCGTGCACCATCGTGGCGGCCTTCTCCGCCTCGCGGATCATCCGGCGGCGGATCACATCCGCCTCGCTGCGGCGGGACTGTGACCAGAGGATCCACTGGGTCGCAGTCAGGCTCAGCATGTTCCGGCGCCCCTTCATCGGCGTAGGCGGTACAGCTTGTCGGTGACGACCAGCGGTTTATTCTCCGGCCCTTTCTCGAATGGAGCGATGTAGACACGCACTCGCCAGCCTTTTTCGTACGGTTCGGCGTGCGGGTTGTCCTCGGAGCACTTCCGCCACGCCGGGTGGCCGCGCACGATCCAGCGGTGCGCCCACTCCACGTTGGACTCACCGTCGCGCCGGGAGCCCTCAGATCGCCGCAGGTCGATCACGGTGACCCGGCCGGGCAGGTTCATCCGCCGGGACGCCCTGGCCGCTGTGCGGCGCAGGTGGGGCTCGTGGGTGGCCACCAGCGTCTGGCCCAGCAGGAAGAACAGCGCCTTGGCGTAGCGCGCCGTGTTGGTGGCGTCGGAGGGGATGGTGCCGGCGGCGATCATCTGCGCCTGCACCTCGGCGTCCGGGTGCAGGATGGGCGGCCCCATCCGCATCCCGTCCACCGCGAAGTCGCAGCCGATCGGACCCCACCGGCCCAACATCTCGTACAGCTCGCGCCGCTCGGTGCGGTCGTACTCGGCCAGCGCGTCCTGGGCCACGTCGTCGGCCTCGTCCAGGGTGTCGTTGAGCCAGTACATCGCGGTGCCGGCGCCCTCGTAGTCGCCGTCGTATGCCGGACCCCAGATCAGCCAGTGCCCCAGCATGGTCCGGCCGCGCACCTCGGCGATCGGCATCGGCCGCTCGAAGTACACCATCCCGCAGCCGGTCGGCTCCTCGTCCCGGTGGAACCGGTCCAGCTCGGCCAGCGCCGACGCGGCGTGCTGCACCACCATGCACATGTCCTCGGTGACCTGGTACAGGTAGGCGCCGCGGGCGACCGACTCCAGGTGCGCGGCGTACATCTCCGGCTGCGGGCCGTCCATCACCTGCCGGGTCCGCTCGTCCACCTCGTGGCTGTCACTGACGTGCACGTTGGCCCGGTGCAGCGCGGTGGAGATGCCGACGTAGCGGCGGAACTGCGGCACCGCCAGCCGCTGCACCAGGTCCCGCTGGCGCGCCAGCAGCTCCTCGGCGCGTTTCACCGCCGGGTCATCTCATGCTCGCGCCATTCCCGGTAGGCGTCCTCCAGCTCCTCCCGCAGCACCGGGTCGGTCAGCTTCTGGTAGTCGAAGCCCAGCTGCTCCATCGTCTGGAACAGCCGGTCGCTGATCGGCCAGGCGTTGGCCCGGTGCGTCGAGCCGATCTCCGGGTCGGGGAAGTGCCGGGACGCCGCGACACCGAACAGGTAGCCGTCCTCCAGCGCGGCCGCCAGCCGGCGGTCGGTGTCGGCGATCTCGTACTCGTCGACCCGATCGCCCATCCGGACGGTGGCCTCGCGTTCCTTCTGCTTGGCCTCCTCGCGTTCATAGCACCGGCCGAAGACGATGTTCTCGTCGAACACCTGATCGAATCGCACCCAGGTCGAGCCCCAGGTCAGTGCCTGCTGCTCCGGCGCCAGGCCCGCGTTGGCCTGCTCGGTGTTAGTCCGCATGAACTCGACCATGTCGTCGAAGGAGTCGAACTCCATGAACCCGCTCATCCTGTTTGCTCCGTTCACCTAGTCCACTAAGCGTTGGTGATGTTCTCGATCTTCTGCTGGGTCTCGCTCATCTCCTCCTTGTCGCCGGGAAGGTAGGCAACGAGGTAGCGGGTCGGGGTGACCCGGCCGAGCCGGACGATGATCCGCTCGATGACCTGTTCGTTGTCCTCGTAGTCCTCATCCGGGTCACCGTCCAGGTACTCGCTCATTCCAGCGGCTCCATCACCGACAGGATGTGCACCCGCGCCGCCTGCAACTGCACCGCGCCGAGCACCCGCAGCAGCGGCGCCTCCGCCACCGAGCAGTTGGTCAGGATGCCGAAGCGCATCAGCACCGCACGGTTCCAGGCATGCAGGAACCGGGCCGGGTCCAGGTGCGCCAGCGCGGACTCCACGTCGGCGCCGCGTGCCTCACACTCGCCGCAGCCGTCGTAGAGGATCTGTGAGGGGTGGTAGCCGGGCAGCGCGTCGTGGTAGTCGTGCACCATCTACTCCTCCCACCGTTTCGGCAGGCCCTCGGTCTTGGCCCAGGCCATCACCTGCTGGTAGCAGTCGTCGCACACCGATACGACCAGGGAGTTGTCCTCGGGCAGCGGCCCGAAGTTCGCCTCGGCCTCGGCGACAACCTCCTCGATCGGAACATGGCTGTGGAACCTGCGAGCGCACAGCTGGCAGATGAAGTGGTGCGCCGGCCCGGTCATCAGTCCTCCTCCCATTGCAGCAGCGCCACGTCCTCGACGATCACCGTCAGGTGACCGTTGCAGAGCGGGCAGGTGACCCGGATCGACAGCGGCTCGGTCGGGTTCTCATAGCCCTCGCACTCGGCCAGCAGCTGCGCGTCGTGCGGGCAGTCGTTGAGCGGGATCACGACGGCACCGACTCGCGCAGCATCGCCAGCACCTGGTCGTGCCCGGCCAGCGCCGCCGCCTCGGTCGGGTAGCGCCAGCACTGGGTGTGCAGCGGGTCCGCGTGATCCTCGGCGAAGATCATCGTCTCGAAGCAGATCGGTGGCCCGTCGTCCCAGTGGTGATCGAGGACCAGGTGGTCGGTGCACACCTCGTACCGACCGATCTTCGTGAACGCGATCCGGCGGGCCGGGCCGTCACCGAGCAGGGCGTTGGCGCACGACACGCAGATCGGCCGCAGCTGCCGGTCGAACCACATCGGCCGGCCGGCCATCAGCTCGTGGTCCCGCCGCAGGGTGCGGCCACAGCTCGCGCAGTCGGTCATTGGCACGCCTCCATCAGCGCGGCCAACGCCTCCGGCACGGAGCCGCGGAAGCCGGTCGCGCCCTGCTGGATGGTGGGCATCGTCTGCTGCACGGTCGCGGCCAACTCGCCGTCGCGGAACCGGACCACCTGCATCGACATGCCGGAGCGGTCCACCGCGGTCAGCAGCCGGACCTCGATCCGGTCCGGCCGGGTGTTGACCCGATGCCGCTCGCCGTCGCGGATCAGCTGCTGCCGGGCCGCCTCGTCGTCCCAGTCCGCCGACGCGGTCCAGCCCTCGGTGCACAGCACCCAGGCGTGCACGTTCACCCGGTCCCAGCTCTGATCCCGCTGCCGCCGCCTGGTGATCGCGTCCGCCATGTTGTGCAACCGCTGCGCGATCTGCGGGCCACCACCGATCGGCAGCACGTCCGGCACTTCGTCGATCGCCAGCGTGTACGGCTCGTCGCTGCCCTCGGGCAGATGTCGCATCACCGACATCAGCCGCGGCGGCTGGTCCCAGCCCAGCTCGGTCAGCGTCTCCTCCAGCTTGGCCAGCGACATCAGCAGCGCGCAGGCCAGCGGGTCGGACTCGATCATGGCCAGCGCCTCCTCCACCGGCATCGTCATCGGGACCGCCCCGACGTCACTGCCTCGATCCGGCGCATCATCTCCGCCTTGTCGTCGGTCCACTCGATGACCGCGTCGCACACCCTGGCGAGCTTCGGCGGCACCGTCCGGTTGTCGATGACCACCGCGATGATCGGCTTGTCCAGCATGATCGCCACCCCCAGTTCGACCGAGAACTTGATGTCCAGCTGGTCGCTGTCGGGCACCAGGCTCATCACGTACGCCGAGCCCTCGATCATCGGCACCAGGTCGCGGCGCACCCCGGCGATCCAGCGCTTGGCCCGCGGGTCGTCGGCCCAGTCGTCGCCGGTCACGGCTTGGCCAGCCCGGCGAGGTTGCTGGCGGTCTCGGCGATGACCCCGTCCAGGGCGGCGATCGCGGTCTTGCGCACCGCGGAGACAGTCGGCTCGATGCCCTGGACCACCGCCATCGCGGCCACCGCGGTGAGCAGCGTGTCCGCTGCCGAGCGCACCACTTCCGCGGACGCCTCGAACCCGGTCGGCGCTTTCACGACAGCACCTCGTACTGGTCGACGCCGACGATCAGGTGCAGCGTCCGGCCGTCGTCCCACCGCATCCACAGCTGCGCGCCACTGCCGCCGACGATGGCGCCGAGCGCGCCCGGTGGGATCGCGTCCGGGTCGTCGCCCATCTGGATCAGCCTGATG